AGTGCTTGAACCGCCTCACGCTGCTGTGAATTGGCAAGCATCGATTGGGGCTTGATGCCCGTTCCGATGGCGTTGGCCACATAGGACTCCAGCGCAGAGTTGGCCCATGCGTTACGGCGCACCAGATCCCGGCTTTTGGCACGCAGTTCACTCTGGTTAAAAAGCATGGCAGCCACCGCCCCGGGGTTACCCACCGACCAGGACAGTGCACGCCTGCCGCCACCCACGCCGTCATAGGTGGGGCTGGATGCCAGAAGCTTCCTGCGAATGTTCTTGAACCAGCCCATCAGGTGCCCTTGGAGGTGTTGAGTCGGATCTGGCGCGGTGCACCTGGCCACAGACCTGTGGCTGCCGCTTGTTCCAGCAGGCCACGGCGAACATCACGCATGGCCACACGCAGTTCTTCCACCGTGCGGTATTCCACTGTCTTGTCGCCGAAAGTGACCCTGCGTTCCCCCTTGGCAAGGGCAGATTCCAGGGCTGTGAGTTGGTCTTGGGTATAGGCCATGGTGTTTTAGATGTTTCAGGCGACCTTGGTGACCACCAGATTGCTGCCTGCCTTGACCACTGCGTTGGAGGCTGCGACTTCAGAGGCAAAGCGGATCTGCAGATTTCCAGGCGTAGCACCGGTGATGACCAGCAGCGATCCGGATGCCAGCGTGTTGGCGTTGGCGGTATCGATCGCTGTCGACGCAGCACCGGCATCAGCCGCACGTTGATTTGCCAAAGTGCTGGCAGTCAATGAAGTCGGTGTGTTCCACTGCGCCACCACCGTGGCACCAGTCGGCACCGTCTGTGTCAAGCGAATGCCGGTCGTCGTCGCCGCTGTCTGAAACATCACCTTGGTCTCAACGGCATAGGTGCTGTTGGCAGCCAATGCCAGAAAGAGACCAGTGACGTCTGCAAGCGTGACCGTACTGTTGGTCACATCGGCAGCGAGACGCACTGTGCTCAGACGCGTGTCATTGCCGCCCGGCTGTGTCAGGTCAAACCAGGCCGCGCCATCGCACCAATAGGGCTTGTTGTCGGTGGACAGGCGAACCACTACACCGGCTATTGCAACGGAAGCGGCAGGCAGCGTTGAGACAACCGGAGCGATCCGGTAGGCCAAATCCCTCATCGTGCTAACTCAATTAACCCATCACCACCACGCGATAAGCGTTGGCAGCGGTTGCGCCTGCGAAGTTCAGGCGTGCCGTATTCAAGGTGGGCAGGCTCACATCGCAGTTGACCTGCTCATAGCTGCCAGAAGCCTGGTAGACCTGAACAATCACATCGCGCGTGGCGAAGTTGTGATTGACATCGATCTGGGTGCTGCTGCCGTCACCAATGGTGGCCTGCGCACGACGAGTCTTGTTGGACCATGTATTGAGTTTGAGGGGCGTGACGATACGCAGGTCATCGATTCCGGCGTCAGTTTCCGCTTGCGTGGCCAGCTCCGCAATGCCCGAGCTGGTTTCCGACGCCGCGCCCACCGAGGAGCCAAACTGAATCCAGGTGACGGAGCCGGTACCGAGCACGAAATTCACGACCGACTGCCGCCAGCTCGTACCCGTCGAGGTTCCTTCCTCCACCGTGGTGATGGCCTGCTCCAGTTCATCACTGGTATTGGCATCCAGGCTGCGCGTCATGGCCACAGCCGCACCGTTCCAAATGTAAATGCCGTTTTCTGTACCGACCGTCTGGGCTTTAACCAGGACGCGGTCCCCGGCAGCCATAGTGATACCGTCGATCGACGCGCCCGGCGAGGACAGATTCAGGTTGGCCTGGCTGGCCACGCGGCAGGAATCCTTCCAAGCCAGACCTTCCACTGCCGAGTTGAGGTCCTGCTGGCGCACTGGTTCGTCTGGATTGACGGGTGCGGGCAGATTGCGGATGCGGGCAACGCCAGCGAAATCCAGATCAGAGAGTTGTTTACGAGACATTCGTCGGTCCTTTCAAGTAATCGAATCAGGTAAGCCGTGCCAGCCCCGCGACGGGAATGGCAAAGCGAATCAGTAGTTGGTTGGCACTCATGTGCACGACATCAGCCTCGACCTCGTTGCCACCAGCATCCAGGATCGAGACCGTCGGCCGGAGACCCAGGTTGTGATTGATGGTCCAGAGTGCAGACGCCACCCATTGCTGGTGGATGAAGGCCACCCCACTGCCAGAGGCAGTGCTCCTGGCCGCCAGTTCATTGATCGCCGCAACCAGATCGCTCTTGACTGTGGTGTCGAGGCGGTTGAGACCACCAATCCGTGCATCCACGCCCGAGAACTTTTCTGCAATGCGTTCGACCAGGCTGTAGATTTGCGCTTGCAGCGTCATGGCACCTCAATAAATTGCGTTCAATCACGACAGCCATCTGCTGCGCACCACACGCCTTGCCACCCTGCGGCCATCAGAGACAACAAGGCCACCGCTAGGGGTGGCCAGGATCTCAGCGGGAGTCGCAATGGGATCGGGCGGTGGTGCCAGTCCAAGCTGCTTTTCTAATTCGCGCCAGTGGCGCTCTTCAAATCGGTCCAAGCCTGCCGCACTGGCACTGGCCCGCGCATAGACATAGCAGTCCAACGCCTCATTTCGCTCGCGCATCTTCTGCCACTCGCGGTGGGCAAAGCCATTGCGATCACGTCGGGTAATCAACTGCTCCGCGCACAACTGCTGGACAAACTCAGCATCCACCTTAGGCAGATGCACAAAACCTGCGGGGTACTTCACCGTCACGCCGTCATCCTGGACATCAGGCGCCTTACGCAAGTTGTTGTAGAACTCCAGCTTGGCGATACCGCCCACCACCGAGAAAACTTTGATACCCCGGCGAAGTTTCTTTCCGGATTGGGTGACGTCCACCGCAGTAGGTGTACCAATCAGGGCTGCTCCGCGTGCGATGCCCTTGACTGCCATTAGCCGAGGATCTCGACATGACCGCACAAAGGCATAGGCCTCTTGCGTGGCAAAGCCGGTATCCAGCGCCATCCGACTCAAGGGCATCGCAGCCCCCGATGCATGGGTCCAGGTCTCGCCCAACATCGCGTCCAGTTGGCCCCATACGGGCTCACGTGCGGTGTCACCCATCAGGACCCGGTGTTCGACCAACCAGCACTCCTTGCCCCGACCAAACGCCCAGACCGATGCTTCGATCCGGTCCTTCTGAACGTCTGCGCCACCAACCAATAGCAGGCCCCCCAGGGGCACAGTGCCGATTCGGTAATCTTCCCTACGCTCGATGAGCCGCTGCCAGTCTGGCGCTTCGCCTTCCTCGACCCAGGTCTCACCCAGTTCGGTGTTTTTGAAGGTCTTGATGGCCGCAGCCGAACCTGAGACCTTGCTCACTGCGCTCTCCCACGCCACAGCAATGTCCTTCCAACTGCGCCAGCCCACTGGGCTGTACAAGCTGGAGAGGTGAAATCCTGCGGTCTTGGCGCCATGTTCCGGGACCATGGCCCGCCATTCACCGTGCTCGAGCATCCAGGTCTTGTGGTGTTCATGGATCGCGGTGTCGCAGGACTCGCAGATATAGGCAGCGGTCTCCGGTTGCCCTTTGTCCCAGCGCAACTGCTCGAATCGCAGCCATTGCCGATGTGCGCAATGCGGGCACGGCACGAAATACCGCTGCTGGTCAGAAGCTTCGTACTCCCGCTCAATGGCGCTCACGCCAGAGATCGTTGGAGTTGAGACAATAAAAATCTTGCGTCGGGCAAAAGTGCGCGTGCGAGCTTCGGCCAGCGAAATCGCATCGCCTTCGCCCTCGACGTCCAGCGGATAACCATCCACCTCGTCCAGAAACAGATATCGCACCGGCATAGAGCGCAGACCGACCGCGCTGTTCGCTCCCGTCATCACCAGCACCCCACCCCGAAACTCCTTGGCCAGGATGGTGTTGCCCGAATCGCGTGACCGGGCAGGTGAAATCAGTGCCGAAAGCGCCGCGGATTCCTCGATCAACGGGTCGATCCGCTGCTTGGAGTTTCGCTTGGCCATATCCACCGTTGGCCAGACCGCCATCATGGGTCCTGGCGCATGGTGAATCACATAGCCAATCCAGTTCGACCCCATCTCGGTCGCACCCAACTGCGCCGCTTTCATGAACACCACCCGCTCCACCGCTGAGGTGGGTGACAGGCAGTCCATGATGGCCTTCAGATACGGCGTGCGGCTTGTACGCCAGCGTCCTGGCTCAGCGGACGCTTTGCTGGAAAGCATGCGGTGCCGGTCTGACCATTCTGAGACCGACAGCAGCGGATCCGGTGTCAGTCCCTCGCGCCATGCCCTCTCAATTTCCAGGGCACCTTCGTAATCTTCCATATACAGTGCCCCCGCTCAATCTATCCGGGGACGCAAGTCACCCAGTTCCTGCAGGTGTTCCCGCAACACCGCCTCCAGCGCCACGTGCATGGCGTGTGCATCCACGCCCAATTTGGCTGCCATCTGCGCTGAAACCCGTGCTGGCCAGTTCAGCCAGGCATCGCGCTCCGAACGCGCCAGTTTGAAAACATGCGCAATGGCCTGCGGACGGTCAACCAGTTCACCCTTGAGCCTGGCCAGTCGGACCTTGTTCGTTTGCGCCTTGACCACTTCGTTGACTGTGCGCGCCTGAAGTAGCGAGGTTCCAACAGTTCCCTGCGAGGCTGGTAACACTGCGGGCGGCTCCCCATTGGCCTCACTGACCACCACGCTCTCAGCACGCTCCCTTGTTCCCCTTTTGGGCGCATCGGTATTGCGTGCCCAGTCGGCATCGGCCCGTTCCGCATCAATGGACCCATCAGCCTCTGGCGTGACGCGACCGGTACGAATGGCCTTGTGCACAGCGGTGTCGGTCACCCCCCTGTGGCGGGCATAGGCACGAATCGAGATTCCCATTTGGATATTTCAAACATTTGATGGTTTTCTCTGCAGATTTAGCTTGTCTTCCTCTCTGAACAGAGCGTTCATACGGTCATCGCCAACCACATCAAATAGGACAACACCATGAACAAAATTGAAGCCCTCCTGACGCAAATCGCACAAAGCAAGCTCGGCATCGAAACCCTTGAGACCCGCCGCTCGGACAGTTTGGATTTCCATGACACCGCCGTTTGGTGCATCAGGGATGCCCTGGAAGCTGCCTACAGCGCAGGTCTGGCTGCAGGCCAAAAGCAAGCCGTGTCGACAAACAGCGACACGAAGAAATAAATCACAAGCTAAGCAGAAAGTGCTTGGCTTCTTCTCTGAACAGAGCGTTCATCACATCACGCCAACCACATCAAGGAAACCAAATGACCTACAGCGCAGCAAATTTCACAGTCGACGAAATCGGCTTCATCCAGATAGCCGATACCAAGGTACTTGCCGCAGTGGCGCGCGGCGAGATTGACCTCAACCGAATTGCCCGCGAGGAGCTTGCCTCCCGCGGTCTCGACCAAAGCGGCGATTGGGTGGGCTTTGATGCCGCCCGCGCCATCCACCAAGTTTGAAACCTCACCAAGGAAAGACCATGACCACCATTCAACTGACATCCACCCAGCAGCAAGTGCTTGAGCACGCGGCCGACACCATTGACGGTCGAATCGACTGGTTCCCTGAAAGCGTGAAGGGCGGCGCCCGCAAGAAAGTGACCGACGGTCTTCTGAGCCGCGGATTGATCACCAACAATGGCGGATCCCACTGGTACATAACCGCTGAAGGTTTTGAGGCCTTGGGCCGCGCCCGGCCCGAGGCCAACCCCTTGGTTCCACCTGCTCCCGAGGATTCTCTGCCTATCACCGTCGCAGCCAAGCCCCGCATCCGCGAGAACAGCAAGCAGGCCACGGTAATCAAAATGCTTCAACGCCCTGAAGGCGCCACCATCCCCCACATCTGCGAGTCCACCGGATGGCAGGCCCACACGGTGCGAGGTGCCTTCGCCGGTGCATTCAAGAGGAAGTTGGGCCTCAATATCGTCTCTGACAAAGCCGAAGGCTCTGATCGCGTTTACCGAATAGTTTGATCAGACCGATGGCTCGACCACTGATGCCAAGTTCAATTCGGAGTGGTCGGCAGCAGAACCCTGCGTATTCTGTACAAGTTCATTGAAGGACCGCCCACCTTGCTCCAAGGTGGCTTCTTTTCCGGTCCAATCCTGCCAGCGGCGCACGATCACATCAACGTACTTTGGATCGAGTTCAATCAGGCGCGCTGCACGGCCAGTTTTCTCAGCCGCGATCAATGTGGACCCGGATCCGCCAAAAGGGTCCATCACGACGTCCCCCGCCTGACTTGAATTGCGCAATGCCCGCTCCACCAACTCCACGGGCTTCATGGTCGGGTGTAAATCATTCTTGTGGGGCTTCTTGATCTGCCATACATCGCTCTGATCACGATCCCCGCACCAATGGCGCGTTGCTCCTTCGGGCCAGCCGTACAAAATGGGTTCGTACTGGCGCTGGTAGTCCGACCGACCCAGCGTGAAGGTGTTCTTCGCCCAAATGACAAATGTGGACCACTTGCCACCAGCCTCGCGAAAGGCCGCTTGCAGCACGTCGAGTTCACTGGATGACATGGCCACGTAGATGGCGCCATCACAGTTCGCTATCGTGGGCGTCAATGCCGCCAGGAGAAAGTCGTAGAAGCCGTCGCCCAGGTTGTCGTTCAAGATCGCACGGTTCTTGCCACGCATCTTGTCCTTCGCGGTATTGGCGTAGTTGACGTTGTAGGGCGGGTCGGTAAACACCATGGCCACCTTGGCACCCTGCAGCAATGACACGTAACTGTCTGGTTGGGTTGAGTCCCCACACACCAAGCGATGACTGCCCAGCAGCCAGACATCCCCTGCTTTGGACACCGGGGTGACCGGTACCTCTGGCACCGCGTCGTCATCGGTATTGCCCTCTACGCCTTCGCCATCGGGGTCACCAAACATGGCTTCCAGATCAACATCATCAAATCCCGTCAGCGCCAGGTCGTACCCGGCGCTGGTCAAGTCGGCGAGTTCGAGTGCCAGCATTTCCTCGTCCCAGCCCGCATCCAACGCCAGCCGGTTGTCGGCGATCACGTAGGCCCGCTTTTGATTCACTGACAGGTGGGCGAGTTCGATGACCGGAACTGCGTCCAGGCCAAGTTTGCGCGCAGCAGCCAATCGACCATGACCCGCAATGATGCCGTTGTCGCCATCTACAAGAATGGGGTTGGTCCAGCCAAATTCCACGATGCTGGCTGCAATCTTGGCCACTTGGGTCTCGTTATGGGTCCTTGGATTGCGCGCATAGGGAATGAGGGCAGCCACCTGGCGATACTCGATGCCCAAGGACACAGGGTTGGTGTTCATTAATGGTTTCCGGAGACACCCAGTAAATAGCCGCCACAGGCATCGCCTGAGGTCGAGCATTTAGATGGGTGAGATTCAGCGGTGCAAACCGCAAACCGTGCAAACCTAGGTTTGCACTCTGTCGCTAGGGGACTCTTGCGCTCGCTCCCCCCGCATTGCATTTTGGCGAGGGAGGACCCGTCGAAATCCCGGGGCGCTTGCCTTCACTTCAACTCAGTTGAGAGATGGCCGACGGATCAAACAAAACGCCTGCATGGCGCGAACCGTGAAGGCGTAATTTGAGTGATTAGCGCAATAGTAGGTCGTCGATATATACGCGTCAATGGGTTATTTGACAATTTATCGGGAGTGACCGTAATGCACTGCGAGCACCCCTAATGCGCCAACCAAAATCCCCTTGGCTTCGTACTGATTGAGCGGGCGACCGTTCCAACCTTCTACTGCCGACCACTCGCGCACACTTCGCCCGATACCCGCAACGTGCCAGACTGCACAGCCACCTGGACTACTGATGCCACCCACTGCATCCAGTGCTTCACCCAGATGCTTGCGTGCCCATGCACAGCGCTCGGTCATGGAGTCTCGCCACTGGCCACCAGGGATGCGATCCATGGGAGCCGACCCAGCCGCACTGAGTTGGGCCGCGACGAACGTGCGTGAGAACTGCTGGCCAGCATCATGCATCGCCTGCGTAATGGAGCCGTTGCGCAGCATCAGTCCCAGCGAGTCGATGGTGCGGAAGTGTTCTGTGCGGTAAGTCGTACCTTCTTCTCCCTGGCTTACCCACTCGGCCACGCGACCGCCGGGCAGACTCACCATGTCACCAGCACGCAAGGGTTGAGCATTGGCTTTGCTACCCATGCTTGACAGCCTCCGCGCCAGCCTGAGCCAGCGCACAGTGCAGCAAGGCCAACGCATCCGCCTCGTTGTCGTCCGTCACCGGATGACCCAGCGACCGGATGGCAGCGATAACCTCCGCCTTGCTGGCGTTGCCCTTACCAGTCGCATGGCGCTTGATGGTTCCTACCGGGACACCTTGGTATGGAATCTGGTGGTGCTCGCACCAGGCAGTGAGTGTGGCCAGCATGCCACCATAGACGTGCGCGGCATCGACACCGAGGTGGCGCCGCACTTCCTCAAAGTACAGCGCGTCGATGCCAGGCGATGTGCCAGTGCGACACACGGTATCCCTCAGGTCATCAAGCCAGCATCGAAAACGCAGATAGCGCATCCCGCCACCTTCAAAGCGTTGGGACTTGAAACTCACGAAGCCGTGGGCAATCGGACCTTGCGCTGAGCGCAATGCCCAGCCTGTAGTGGTACCAAGGTCCAGCGCCAGAATGTTTGTCTTTTGATCGGGATGATCAGGATTAGCGGAATTCATCGGGTCGGTTCCTCCAAGGGTGCTGTTAGGCGACCTGGAGGAGCACCGGCACCACCGGGTCAGGGTGGGTGCGGCTCCTGCATGTCCAATTCACTTCGGTTTCGTGGCCAGTTCTGGGCTGGCGACTTTCTTCAATACTTCATCTTTCAAATGTGGAGTCTGGGTCTGGGTGTTCTTATTTCAATACTTCTTCTTTCAATCTATATATACCGATGACTCTCTGCCCCTACTCTGC